TGTATATTCTTCTTGTTGATTTGTTGATTCATTATAAAATTGAATGGGGTAATTTTTACCATAACCCAAAATACGAGCGGCAATCATAATTGCATTTTTATCACCAATTAATAGATCTTCAAAATTAATAGGTGTAACAACTAATGATTCTAATAATTTATCAATTACTGTGCCGTTTTTAATATAGTTAATATTAGTTAGAATATCTTCATGTTTTGCAGTCATGTAAGATAATTCAATTTCACCTTTAGATAAAATGCTATCTTTAGGATATAATAAACCTTTTGAAGGTAAGGTTATTGTTTCGGTAGGTATTTTAAATTCCATTATATTTTATTTATTATTCTGTATATAAATATATAGGAGAAATATTTATTTACAATAATTTAATAATATTTGTTTTACTTGTTGTATATTATTATTTATATCATTCTCCCATATACGAATTATTTTATACCCATTATTGATCGCCCATTCGTTTTTTTCTTTATCTCGTATTAAATTTTTCTTTTGAGATTCATATTGTGGTTCTGGAAATTTTACTGGATTACAGTGCCAAAAATCACCATCTACTTCTATTATTGTGTTATATTCTGGAATGTAAAAATCGTAAAATGCTTTAATATCTTTAGCATAAAAGAATGTTTTATATTTTATACCAAGTAAATCAAGTATATTAGAAAATATTTTTTCTAATTTAGATGTGTGATTTTGATCAGTTTTGATAATATTTTCAATAGCTGTTACACTCATTTTATCTTTTGTTTGTTGTGAGTGTAATCTCCCAACACCAAATCCATCAGCTTTAGGACGTGGTACACCAGTACCACCTTTACTTATTTTTTGTTTTATTTCTTCAGAACGTGGTTTAGATACTTGATTAAGTATATGATTATATTCCCCAGATTGGAATTTCTGTTTACGAGTATTAATAATAGCATTTACTCGTTTTTCAGATTTTAAATCACCCCAATGTCCTTCAAGACGTGATTGATGACCACTAATGAAACGACAGAAATCTAATTTAGATGCTTCATAGCGTGTTTCTTGGTTACATCCACATTCACATAATGGATGGGTACCATTATATTTTGTTTGGATTAAGTAATCCGTTTTCTTTAATTTGTGGGTATGTTGAATATGTTTAGATAGTTTTACTTCACTATCACTTTCAAAATCACAAAGATTACATTTAGGCATAAAAATTCCTTTTACATTTTATACTTGTTATACATGTATAAATATGTAAAAGGAATATTAAAATTGCAATGGATGGTAATATTTTTAACTTAATTATATGAATATTTCAATAATTGAGTACGCAATAATCCATAACTATAGTCAATGAAATATTAGTTGCGTTTTCACCTTGTGACCAATCATAATCACCAAAGTTAGCCGATTTAACATAAGCTCCTTTAATAATCCATTCTGATACTACATCACCTACTGGTCCTAATACATTCAATACAATATCTTTTTTGTAAAAATCTGAATAACCATCACGACCTGTTACAGATTCGTGTGCTAATCGAGCCCACTCCATTACTGATTGAGCGCCTGATGGTGCAATTGGATCATAAAGATCAAGAGTCATATCCTGCCATTTTACTTTACCTTTAATTTTGCGGTAAACGTTAATATGATCAAGAGTAATCTCTCCAGCATCAAATGAAGGTGAAGATGCTTTTTTAATTAAATATGCTGGGATTCCATCTATATACATTATGAACCGGTTTGAAACCTTTGGTTCAAAAGCGGTAAACATAATCTCCGATGCGTCTAATACTGCCATTGTTTATATCTTGTTTATTATAAATATCTATATTTTTAAATCTTTCTTATTAAGCAACAAAATTAATTCCTGTTGGTTGTAAAGTGAAGTCTAAAATAATAAATTCAGCAGTTTTAGTAGGTTGAATATAGATCTGACCAACTAATTGATTTCTATCAATTACATCTGCTGTATTATTTGTATCATCCATTACAACTTTATAACTATATAAACCTTGTTGTTGAGTAAGTCTTTCCATATATGGATTAACTGTAGCTAAAAATCTATTTCTTGTTACTGTTGTGTTTTGTTCAAATACTAACTGGCGAGAGACATTAGATACATATCGTTTTAAATTAATCAATAAACGACGAACATTAATTCTATCTAAAGCTGTAGCACGTTTTTGGAATGTTTTCTGACCAAAAGCAACTACTCCTTCACCAGGAAATGTAGCTAATGGATTAACATTGGCTGCATATAAATCATCACGATCTGTTGCTGATAGTTTACGTTCTGCTTTAATTACTGAACCAATTCCACCACGATTTAAACCAGCAGGAGCAAACCATTCAGCACCTGATTGGTCATTAAATGCGAACACACCAGCCATTACTACTGAAGCCGGAACCCAAACAGCTCTACCTAAAGCTGAACTAAATGTTTGGACCCAAGGCCAATAACCAGCAGCATAATTTGAAGTTGAACCAGCAGCAGCTAATATAGCATTTGATTTAACATCACCATAAGCAACTAAATCTACTATAGCAAAAGCATCACCTCTTCCTTCAACTACTGAAATAGCATCTGGAGATGAAATATCAGCATGAGCACCTAAAAATAATCCGGGAGTTAGTAATATATTGAAATCGTATTCATCTTTGTTTGTTAATAAATTTAATGCTTTTGTATAATCTTCATCTTTAAATCCTTGTACGTTTGTAGCAGATGTTGTAATATTTTCAAAAAAAGCAGCACCACCACGATTAGTTGCAGCTACACCACCGGTAAAAGCACCACCATTTAAACCACTCCCAACAGCAGGTAATGAACTAGTATATTGAGATTTAAAAACTCCATCATTATCTATTGAGTCTGCATGTAGTGTATTGATAGAGACAACACGGATATATTCTGAACCACCAGCGAAATTACCAGTTGTTGATACATAAGCTCTTGAATCACTATCTACTGTATAAACGGGTTTTTCATCACCAACTACACGAGAAATAAAATTAGGTTGTTGTGGATCTAATGATAAGTTAGACCATGTTTCTAAAATATTTTTAACTGAGTTATTGTCATCCCCTCTACGAACTAATAAAGTAAAAGTTCCTTTTGTATAATCAACATTTGATACTTCCCAACGTACATTACTTGCTGAACCACTTGTTAAAGCACCCAATGAAGATGTAGGACCTACGTTATTATTGCCTTCACCATAATATTTAGATTCAATAGTAAATGATGCTGGAGTAGAACCAGAAGCAAGTTGTGCTACTGAACCAGAAGAAGCCACACTAGCAGTTGCGTATGTATTATAAGATGATCCTGAAATAATACGAGTTACTAATAATGATTGACCACCACCTGAAAAATATTCTTTAGCGGCTAATGATGTAAAATATTCAAAATATTGACTACCTGATTTAAATGATTCGCCAAATTTTGAAACGTATTCTGAATATGAAGTAACTACTGTTGGAACTAATGGATTTCCTTTAAATGTTGGTCCAACAATTGCCGCTCCTGTTACAACAGGTCCTCTTGTTACTAACGATTTGTCATTTTCACGAACAAAAACATTAGGAGATATAATTTTTTCCATTTATATAAATTTATTTACTATAATTAAGGTTATGGATATTTCCCGGATAAATATACATCATATATTTAAAAACAAAGGTGAAATTATGAAATTTCACCTGTTTCGAAGTTAATAGTTGTGTCGGGGTATTTAGTTTTTAATTGAGATATTAATTCTTTTTCCTTATCTTGAATTGAATTATATGTTGAATAAAAATTAGTTATTTCGGTTTCAATTTCACCTAATTGTTTTGTGATATTGTATTTAATCACATTTAATTCTCCTATTTGATATACAATAGATTGAAATTCTTTTTGAAGATCTTGTACTTTAGTAAATTCTTCTTCTTGTAATTTAGTTACTTTGATCATACGGGCCATTTATTTAGTGGACAACTTTTTTCTATTGGTGAATATACTTTACCTTTTAAAGGGCAGCCACATTCTCCACAAAAGAAGAAATCAGCTATATCGTTATGTTTTCTTGAATCACAATCATTACATACAGCAATTCGTTTTTCTGCTTTTTCCTGAGCTTCAGGGGAGGGGTTGGCGGCTTCAATCCATGATTTTGTTATTTCTAAAAATTTATTCATAATTTGTTTTTTATATATAAATTTATTTCTTGTTTTAATAATTCTATTTGTTTCTGCTGTTGTTTGATTGCTTCAATAAATACAGCACTTAAACGACCATATGATACTGAATCTGGTTGTCCTTCATTATTGTATTTAATAACTTCAGGTAATATATTAGCTATTTCTTCAGCAATAACACCTATCTCAACTATTTCATTATCTTTAAGGTTATATTGAACACCACGCAATGATATAACTTTATCTAAAGCATTATCTAATGTATGAATATTTTCTTTATATCTTTCGGATGATGTTTCTGTTATAGATGTGCAAGTAACATCTATAAATCTGGATGAACCACTCACATCTAATTTAAATCCATTATCAGTTACTGTTCCTACTCCTATGTTGCCGTTGCTGAATATTGAAAATCTTGCTAGACCTGCTGTTTCATCTACAATGTTAAACATACCTGAACCAAAGTCTCCTCTTGCACCTAAACTATAAGAACGAGCAGTATTTGATAAACTTAGTATTGCACCTGAACCTGTGGTAGATGTTTGGATAAG